CATCATTTGGCACTTTCTGGAGCCTTTTGCTTTGTGAAGATTGAAATAGCGGAAGCAACCGCCAGGCCAGCAGATACAATAGCGCCCTGGAGTTCTGGTGAGACTTTAATGCCAATAGCCATCATCAGATATACAATACCGCGCCAGGTGCTGGCTTCACCAATTGCAATTCCAAATTTATCGCCCATAATCGACCTCCAAAGAGTTTTCTAAATACTTAACCGCTAACCGCAATTGTACCAAAGTATCGCCTAACATACCGATACCAGTGTTGCACTTTCTGCATAATAAACCGCGAACCTTGCCAGTCTCATGACAATGGTCAATGCAAATGGTTTCTGTTGAACCGCAAATCATGCAGATATTTGGGCCAATCTTTTCTCTTATAATGCCGTATTTGCGCTTGTCTTGAGTGTTTTTATAAGCAACATTAAGCTGAAACCTCATTCCTCGACATTTTCTGCAAGTCTTGCGTCTATTGTTTTTATTGCCAGTGAGTTCAAACATACCTAGAGGCTTTTCAACTAGACAGACTTTGCAGATCTGGGTCATAACTTGGCTATTTGAAAGTGCATGCCATCTGGACGTTTCCAAACGCCACCCCAGTCAAACCCAGCATCAGTAAAACACTTCACTAGTGCTGGTGACATCGTTGGCTTTTTGCCAAATCCGTTCCATGCTGCGTTTATGTCGATAGCTAAACCCCAAGAGTGCAGGGACATAGACGCCGCACCGCGCTTCTTGCGAATGTTGAAGCATCCGTCCCAGGTCTTTACTTGCTCTGCTAGGAATCTGTCATTGATGTTCTTAAACGCTTTCTCCAGCAACGGCACAAGATCCTTGTTGCAATAGACCCGCTTTGGAATAGAACCATGTTCAAGTGCCGTAGGGACATCCCAGATAACCATGAACTTATGCTCATTAGAACTAGGATCTCCATACTTAGCAAAACAATCTTTACTAGTGATCATGATTAATGTCCAACAGTAAGCCATTTAATAGTTATGCTGCCAGTAGTTCCTACTCTTGATAATACAAAAGAATTAGTACCAGATGTTCCTATTCCAACAGCTACAGGAGAAGAAGAAGTGTCATGAGACGCCCAGTAGGCAATAGCCCCCGTAGGCCATGTATATGGCACGCTTACAGTTACTGTAGAATTTGTATTAGAAATTGTTCCCGAACCCCATTGAATAATAAGGCCACCAGGAATTTTTATGTAGCCAGTTGGTGAAAAGTCTGTGGTAAATACAGACGCAATGTTTGCACTAGTCAAAACATCATTTAATGTGCCGCCAGAAGTTGTGATTGTTCTCATTCCGTTGGCATTAAATTCAGCAACTTGAGTTCCTTGAGATGAAACTTTAAGAGTTCCAGTGCCATTGCTAGAAAAGCCAGTGTCTCGATCACCAACAAACCCTATACCTGGATGTGATGTTGTTCCAGGTAATGGCAAAAATTGATTATCAAGACCTGAAAAGACAGCAACCTTCGTTCCGGCAAGGCTTACTGTAATGTTAGATGTAGTACCCGNAAACCCAGTGGTCGGATCGCTGATAAATGAAATTGAAGGATTTGCTTCTGTTCCATCAATCGCCTGTATGCCTTTTTCATTAAATAACAATGAGTTAATGCTGTTTGTAGCAAAACCCATTGTGTGAGTTGAGTCTTTATACAGCCCTAAACCAGACTCTGAAATAAAGTTAATGCTAGGAGCCGCGATTGTTCCGTTAATAGCTGATGCGCCAGTATTTGAGATACTGAATACTTGGACACCGCCTGATGCAAAGCCAATATTGCCGGAAGAAATCTTATAAATACCAGTGCTTTTAGGAGAGTCGGTCGAGAAGCTAATGCTAGGCAATGCTACCGTGCCATCAAGCGCATACACATTGCCAGTGAGATTACCTGTTACATTGCCAGTGACGTTACCAGTGACATTACCAGTAAGATTGCCAGTGACATTGCCGACAACATTACCAGTTAAATTACCTGTTACATCAATCGGCCAATTAGATGATGGCGAAGCCGTGTTGATCGCCTGTTGCAATCGCCCAGCAGACTGAGACATGTAAATGTTATCAGTTGTGGCTGTTGAATTAGATCCTAAAAGAACCGCTCTTGGAATAGATGATGGACTGGTTTCAACAACGCCATAATAGACAATGTTTAAGCCAGCATCTAATACTCCAGTGTCATTAACTACTGTGACGTTCGTTACACCAAGGCTGTAAGAAGACGCCTTAATAGTGGAGTAAATCGTACCGCCAGCATTGATCGTCTGAGTTCTGCGGTTAAATTGGAAAATGCTTCTATGATCACCAGGAACACTAAAACTGGTGTTGGTCAGTCGAGTTGGAGTACCTGGAAACAACGCCCAGTCAGATGGAATACTTGAAGTTTGCGGAAGATTGATGCCTTCTACGTTGTCAAACGTAGATATAACAACGCCGTGAGTCGCTCCCGCTAAAGGAACTGCCTCAATAACCATCTTGTAAGAGATGCTAGGATCAAGCCAAATTTCTCCACCAGTTTCACCGCGAGCATCAAGAACAATAGGATTAGACCAAGCAGTAGAATTTGTATTGGTTGTATATGCCGTTGCTGGTGTAGTTGTTCCAGCCTCATAAAACCAGATCAGACCGCCAACTAGAAACGTGCCATCATCATTGAACTGAGCGTCATTTAAGATCGGCGAAAGATATGTAGTTGTCATGATGATTACCTGTTGTAATAAGATCCGGCTTCAGCGCCAACAGCACTAGAGAAAGGCTGAACTCTTTCAGCAGAGAACATTCTAGACAATGGCCCAGATCCTCGGCGCAAAAGTGCAGCAGTTCTTTTTGGATTTAAAAGAGTATCTGCAAGTTCTTTCTGCATTTCCTGTTCTGCTCTAGTATAAGCGTAATCAATCAATGGCATACGCATAACCTTGCCAATCATCGTCCCAGGAAAGCCAGCGCGTTCTGCAAGATTCTGCATAGCTAGATTCTGAAACGTATTAGATCCAATGCCGCGACCAGCAGTAGATGATTCAGCTTGTCTGGTTAAATCACTTGCTACAGAAGCATAAGTTTCCAGATCACTAGGCTGCATAATGTCAGCAAATCTAGCGCCTCTGAACCCAGTAGCTTGCTGTGCCGTAACATCCGCATTACGCAACGCTCTAGCATAAGACTCAGCCGTTTCTCTAGTTAATGAACCATAATCCGACAATGCTGGAGAGAGCTTCTCATACAATGATTTGCCAACCTCCATTCTACTGATTGGCTTAGATAGTTCAGCGAATTTCTCTTGCGCCTGAGCATAAACTGGAATGTTTTCACCGCGCCATTTTTCAAAAGCATCAACAGTGCCTTTGATTGCTCTTTGTTGCTCTTTGCCAATTGATTCTTTTGGCATGCTACGAAGATTGTCTAAGCCGACCTTGATCCAGTGTAATGCCTCACCAGAGATGTCTGCTGGAACTTCGCCAGAAGTAATTGCATCAATCAGATCTTTAGGAATTGGCGTACCTTGTTCAGCCGCAATGTCTTTAGCTTGATTAAGCGCAAGAGCCATGCTTGGCCGTTTAAGAAGACCCTGTAGTTCTTTGTCTACTGGCACAAGTTTGGCTTTAGCAGCCTCATACAATGGCCCAGCTTCTGCTTCTCTAGTGGCAATCGCGGTTAACTTGTCAGCCTCAGTCCCAGCAATGCCTTCAAGTGCAGCGCGACGAGCCTCAACATTAGTCTTACGTCTAAACGCATAATCTTCTGGAGTAGCCTGTTCAGCCCAGCGTTGAATAGCAGCTAACCCGCCAGAACTAGGAGCAGCCTCAGATGCAGTATATTGCACTCCTGGTGTCTGAGACGCTGATTCCATTAACTCTCTAGCTACATCAGCAGATCTATCACCAGCCGCTCTTTGTAGAGTTCTAGACAGAATGTTTTTATGCCCAGCAGCATACAATGGCTCAACCGCTCTTTTGACCGTGCCAACCGCATAAGGAGCAGCTTCACCAAGAACAGATCCGGCAGCACCAATGCCAGCACCAGAAAGACGCTCTTCTGCACCACCTGGAGTAAGAACACCGCCAGTTAAACCAGCGCCAGCAGTTCTACCAGCAAAGCCAGCCATACCGCGCAATCCAGCACGACCAACAGCTAATGGCCCACCAGCGTATTCAGCAAGGCCAACAAGACCCTTTCCGATCTCAGGAGCCATGCCGGACTCTGCTTCCATATATGCTCTACCAGCGGCCAACTTTTGTTGATCTTCTGGACTGAGATCCATGAAAGGAAGTGCTTGTTTTAAAGCTAAACCGCCTTCAGTCAATCCAATATTAGCGCCCCTAAGCATACGCTTGAAGTTGCTTTCCTCCATTGG